CTATTAAAGTCTATCAAGGTGAACGCGAACTTGTACAACATAACAAACTGCTAGGTGAATTCAATTTAGAGGGCATTGATCCTGCGCCACGTGGAGTTCCACAAATTGAAGTTACACTAGATGTTGATGCTAACGGTATTCTCAAAGTAAGTGCCAAGGACAAAAAGACCGGCAAAGAAAATCGGATTACCATCAAGAGCGATAGTGGTCTAAGTAAAGAACAGATTGAGGAAATGATTCGCGATGCTGAAGCAAATGCTGACGCAGATAAAAAACAACGCGAATTAATTGAAGTACGTAACCAAGCGGATTCAGTAATCCACCGGGTTCGCACTGATCTAAAAGAAGTAGAAGGCAAACTTGCAGAGGATCAGAAGAAACAAATTGACGATAAAATAAGTGAACTAGAACAAGCGATTGCAGGCACAGACAAGGAAGCTATTACTACAAAGTTAAGTGAATTGTTTGTGGCCTCAAATATAATTAATGAAGTCAAGCAGCAGTCAACCACAGAAGAACAACCTAAGCCTAAGGCTGATGACGATGTAATTGACGCTGAGTTTACAGAAAAGCCGTAAAGAATATGCGGGGTAGATGCCACTAGGGTCTACCTTCATATATGTCATAACTTGCTTAATGAAAGGAGAACATACTATGACAACATATACAATCAGTACTTTTGATTTACCCACCCTACACCGTCATGCTGTAGGATTTGACAAATTGTTTAATGAACTAGGTCGTACTTTTGCAAATAGTAAGGCCGAAAATTATCCTCCACACAACATTGTTCGTATTGACGACAATCACTATGCAATACAATTGGCTGTAGCTGGATTTAGTCAAGACGAATTGGACATTGAATACAAAGAAAATGTCCTAACTGTAAAAGGCGAGCAGAAACAGAAAGACGAGTATGAATATCTGCACAGAGGTATCAGTGCTCGTAACTTTACTCGTCATTTCACTTTAGCAGACAATGTTGAAGTAAAAGGGGCAACTGTAATCAATGGTATTTTGGCTATCAGCTTGGAACACATTGTTCCAGAAGAGCAAAAAGCTAAAAAAATTGCCATCACATTTGCTAAGTAAGTCGATAAGTAGTATAATAACAGTAGGGGGATCTTCCCCCTACTCAAACCTACAAAATTATGAGCAAAACAGATATTGTAGTAAAACCCCGGATTCAAACCAAAACAAACATACAGCCACCCAGTTTGTTTAATGTAATCTATTTGAACGACAGTGTGACCACAATGGAATTTGTAATTGAAACACTCAAAAACATTTTCCATCATACTGAAGAAACAGCAACAGAAATTACACTTAAAATTCACGAAGAAGGTTCGAGTGTAGTTAGTACTTTGCCATATGAAATTGCAGAACAAAAAGGTGTTGAAGCAACACTACTTGCTCGCAATAATGGTTTTCCTCTAAATGTAAAATTAGAACCAGCAAACTAAATGATATTCAATAAAATTAGAGAACTTAAGGACAAAGGACTTAAGATTGGGATTACTTTTTCAACTTTTGATTTATTTCACGCCGGACATGTGGCTATGTTGGCTGAGGCTAAGAATCACTGCGACTATCTTATCGCCGGACTTCAGACAGACCCAACAATTGATCGTCCGGATACAAAAAATCGACCAGTTCAAAGTATTGTGGAAAGACAGATTCAACTGGCAGCATGCCGTTATGTTGATGAAGTGGTTGTGTATCAGACCGAACAAGATTTGATTGACATTATTTTGACTCTGCCTATTGATGTGCGTATACTGGGTGTTGAATATGCTCAACAAGACTTTACTGGTATGGAAGAAGGACACGCTAGAAATATTCAATTGGTGTTTAACAGCCGAGATCATTCATTTAGTTCGAGCAGTTTACGTCGTAGAGTAGCAGCAGCTGAAGCTGATAAAGCACTTAGGAGCCAGTAATGGATGTCATGCTCGACATCGAAACACTTAGCACCAGACCTTGGTCAGTTATACTTACTCTTGGCGCGGTCAAATTTAGTCCTTGGGATTCAGATGTTGATCAAGGACAAGGACTGTATCTTAAACCTGATGTAGATGAACAATTATCTATGAATCGGCATGTTCAAGACGAAACTGTGGCATGGTGGGGAACTCAGACTGACGAAGTTCGAGAAGAAGCAATGGGCATAGAAGGTCGCATTGCTGTAAATGAAATGCTGGATCAGCTGAATAGATTTTTAGTAGGCGTAGATAATATTTGGTGTCAAGGTCCGGCATTTGATATAGTTATACTCGAAGACCTGTACAGGCAAGTCAATAGACCAACACCGTGGCAGTTTTGGCAGATTAGAGATAGCCGTACACTTTTTAGTGTACACGGAGATCCAAGAGAAAAAAATCGTCATGGCGCTCATAATGCACTAATTGATTGTTATTATCAAGCCCGAGCTGTACAGCATATATATAAAACAGTAGGAGTAAAGAAACGATAATGGATATTATTTTTAATAGACAAATAGCAGAAGAACTCAGTGAAAGATACACAGTGCTTGAATTAGAAGCACACGACGTAGAAGGTCAAATTTTAGAAACTTTTTGTGTAGTACCTGGTGACAAAATTCCATTAGAAGAAGTAGTTAAACTAGATCATTGGAAAAAGCTGCACAACACGTTTGTACAGGCAAACAAAGAAAAGAACGCTAAATTATGCTATGACCTACGTCCATATTTGAAGGGTAAATGGGGCGGCGAACTGGATGAATTTTACGACATAGTTTGCGGCAGGTTTGACTACCAAGAAGAGGCATAATATTGGTATTTTATCATTGTGCCGCACAATGATATATACTATATGAATAAATTATTAGCTGCCATCTTACTGGCCACATTCGCCTTGGCAGCTACAGCCCAACCAAGGTCAAGACAAATTCAGCTCATGTGCGGTAGCTTTGAGGACGTTGAAAAAACCATGGAACAGTATGGCGAAAAGCTGATCATGGCTACTCAAGCGCCAAACGAACAATCTGTAAATTTAGTATATGCAAATTTTGAAACTGAAACCACCAGTTGGTTTGTGCATGATTTACGCACAGATGAATACTGTATGGTAGGCGTTGGTAAAAGAATTTATATACCCGATAATAGTGTGCTTAAACAAGGCATAGGAGTTGGATTAAGAACTGCGTACAAATAAACCTGGATTTTCCAGGTTTTTTTGTGGCATAATAAGGAGAATGTTATGAGCTGGTTTGCACATCGCCCTACCCGAACCCCACCACAACCCACACCTGTAACTCCGCCGCATAGAATGTAGCAGTTATCTAGTAATAAATGTTTTGGTTCTAACTGGTAAGTATTACTAAGTTCGATTAGTATTGGTTCTTCAATAAAAATAACAACGGAAACACAAATTGAACCAATTAGCAGTAACGAGCTGTATCAGTAATGGATCGGAGCTATGGATCCACTAACACTTTTTGCTTTAGCAAACGGTGCTGTACAAGCTGTTAAAAAAGGCTGCGAATTATACAAAGAAATAGCCGGCGCAGCAGGCGATGTCAAAGGTGTTCTCAAAGACCTAGAAGAACAGTTTAACCTACGGCACAAAGACAGTCCTCCAACAGTTGCTGAAAAAAATCAGTACATCCAAGAAAAAAATCGTGTTTTAGAATTAAGCAAGCAACAGCCCAACGACATCTACACCACAATCGGCGAAGAGCTTGGCGTATACTTTGAAAACTATGCCAAGTGTTCAGCTATCTTCGAAGAAGAAGAAAAACATGCTCTAGAAGTGTATACCGGTGAAACCAGTCTAGGTAAACGAGCACTACAACGAGTTCTCATGCAGAGTAGATTGACTGCCATGCAGGCAGAACTACGAGAATTAATGGTTTACAACTGTCCTCCAGAATTAGGCGATCTTTACACTCGTGTAGAGAAGATGATGGAGAGAATGAAAAAAGAACAGGCTCAGGCGTGGACAATTAAAAGAGCCAAAGACAAAATAGCGGCTGATAAAAGACGTCGCAGAATAGAGCACATTAAATGTAATGCCTGGAAGTATGGTATATCAACTGTGGTAAGTCTGTACTTGATTTGGTTAGTATGGGCAGTAGTTCAGGTAAGAATAGAAGTGGAACCTGAATTGGGTCGTTGTCTTATACCCAAAGGTAATGTGGTTTATGATTGGTATAACAATTTAAAGTGGATAGATTGCGAAATACAAAAATAAGTAAATACCAATCTACGGTTAAATTCAAGATAGAACTTGTTACTCGTATGTATCAAGATCATGGATTTGATGTAGATGATATATGCCTGAGATTAAGATACTCTAAAGAAATGATAGAAGGCATTATAAAGAAATACAATTTACAACATGGCAAAAAATCTTGGCGTTATTAGAATGGTTCTTGACTTGCATAGACAAGGTTTTACGGTTGTGTCAATAGCCAAAACTTTAAATCTACACATTGAAGAAGTAGTAAATATAATTAATGGATACACTTGAATACTTAAAATGGGGGTTGAGATTATTTTTTTGGATAGCCATGACCATGGCTGTGCGACAAGGTAGCTTGTTTGCAATAGGATTATGTGCTATAGTATTTCTTTTAATTGAATATTTCTTAGAAGATCTAGAAGCATCATCACCAATAAAATGATCAAAAAATTTATCTTTGTTGCAATACTATGTATTGCATCTAATTCTGCCTTGGCCTATCAAATAAAAGCAAAAAGTTGGTTAATAGCCGACAGCCAAGGAAATATCTTAGAACAAGAAAACATAGACATACAACAACCAATCGCTAGCATTACCAAGCTAATGACTGCTATGGTTATACTTGATGCAAATGAGAGTCTAGAACAACCTTTGAAGAAAAAATTCAGAGGATTGACTGTAAATAGAGAACAGCTGATTTATCTTGCTGTAGTTAAATCTGACAACGTGGCCGCTCGAATGCTTTGCGAAAATTATCATCGTGGATATTCCATGTGTATTGATGATATGAATCACAAAGCAAGAATACTAGACATGGATAACACTAGGTTCGCTGACAGTAGTGGGCTGGATAATAGAAATGTAAGTACTCCAAAAGACTTAATAAAATTACTTCTAGCGGCTGAAAAATATCCTTTGATTATTTCTGCTAGCAATCGAGCAGTAGGAGAACTGGTAAAAAAGAAAAAGAAAAAATCAGTCAAATGGCGTTATACAAACACCAATCCTTTAGTGGCCAAATACAATGTGATAGTAAGCAAAACAGGTTATGTGAGGGCGTCTGGCGGTTGTCTAGTAATGAGTGCAGTAGTTAAAGGTCAAAAAAGATTATTTGTTGTTTTAAACAGCACCACAACTAGAACTAGAATTGTAGATATGGAAACACTTATATTGTCAGTGGCCGCCCAAAACTAATCTTTTTTTAACAACATCAAAGTCTATAATAGAAACATCCAAGTAATTATCTGCGTGTTTACTTTTGTTCAAATTGTATTGCTTGGTTGCGATTTCGAAGTTGTCTACTAATTCTTCTACTATTTTTTGTTTAAAACCTGTGTAGAACCAATCAAAATTATAATCTAGTGTTTCTTGCATTTCTAAATAAATTTTGTCTAGATCAAATTTGGATAAATTGGCCAATTTTTGTAATTCTGCAACTACCAAGGTTATTCTTTTTTCGTTATCAACTTCTGTGTCGTAACTTTCGTCTATCCAGCGTTCGAATGTTTTAAATCCATAACTTTTTAAATATTTCAAGTTGTAAGGCGCTGCTAATAACAAAAACGGTCTTCTAGCAACTATTGGTTTGAATATTTTTTCTGTTAAATGTAGTTTTTGGTCATAAAACACTGTCTCTGTGACCACATGAAACAATGCACTAGTTAAAATTTCTAAGTCGTCATCGGCACTTAAATTTCCTCTGGGATTTTTATCTATAACAAAATTTGAGATATTTGGAATAACGTTATAAAAAATAGATTTTTTGGTATTTGTTGTTAAAGGAGAAAAAGTGTCAATCAATTCTTTCTTTATTTTTTGTTCTGTATTATCCTGAGTGATTGAAATATATCCTGAATTATGCAAGTTTTGGCCAATTAACTTTGATAAAAATTCTAGACGATAGCATCTTTTTCCATTTATAATGTTGTTAAAACTAATAAATAATTTTGAATATGATCGAATAGGCGGCATGTATCTTATGTTCCTGAACCAGTCAAGAGACGCAAAACCGTGAAAAAAGTAGTACCAATCGTATAAGTCAAAAGACTTTAATAATTTTTTTTTCTCTGTACTGATTTCAGAATTAGCTAAAATAAAAAAATCATGCTGCCCATAAGCTATTCTGCCCTGAGAATTACATATATATCCCCATGCTTGTTGTTGATGTAGATCAAAAAAACCCAATTCTTTAAATGCAGTTGAATAAATTGGTTCTTGATCGTAAAATAAGTTATAATTGTCGTGCCATGTATTTTTGTCAAACAGTTTCTTTATGTCATTGGAATTGGTTGAACCAAAAGGATCAAAATGAAAATTCTCAATAGCAAGTGGTTCGAGTAAATTTTTTGAAATTATTTTGTAAAAACTCTCTAAGGAAAACATATGAAAGTTGGTTTTATTGGTTTAGGTAAATTGGGAATGCCGTGTGCAGAAACAATAGCAGAGAAGTATGCTGTCACTGGTTATGATATTTACCCAAAGCAAAGCAGCAAGATTAAAATATCCGACAGTTTGCGCGGAGCAATTGTTGGAAATGATATCATATTTGTGGCTGTTCAAACACCGCATGATCCTGATTACGATGGATCACGTCCTATTACTCACTTACCAAACAAAGATTTTGACTACACAATTGTAAAAGATGTACTGAAACAAATTGACGCATGGGCTAGTCCTGATCAATTGGTAGTGTTGATATCAACAGTATTACCTGGCACAGTTAGGAGAGAATTGAGAGACTGTATTACCATACCACGTTTTATTTACAATCCATATCTAATTGCAATGGGCAGTGTTGAGTGGGACATGGTTAATCCAGAAATGGTTATTGTGGGTACAGAAGATGGTAGTGAAACAGGTGACGCTAAAATTTTAATTGAATTTTATGATCAACTAATGAAAAACAATCCCAGATATGTTGTTGGCACATGGGACGAAGCAGAAAGCATAAAAATATTCTACAACACATTTATAAGCACCAAAGTTGGTTTGGTTAACATGATTCAAGACGTTGCTATGAAGAATGGCAACATCAATGTTGACGTTGTTACTGATGCTTTGGCTAAAAGCACAACAAGAATAATGAGTTCTAAATACATGACAGCCGGTATGGGCGATGCCGGGCCGTGCCATCCTAGAGACAACATAGCATTACGTTGGTTGGCTGAGAATTTGAATTTAGGATATGACATATTTGACACCGTAATGCATGCTAGAGAGATGCAGGCACGTAATCTAGCCAAGTTTCTTAAAAAAATTCAAGTCAGATACAATTTACCAATATTCATTATGGGCAAAGCATATAAACCTGACGTGGATATTCTTGATGGTAGTTACAGTCTTTTGATTGGGCACTATCTTGATGAATTACAAGCTAAGTTTTTCTATGTAGATCCTTTAACAGGCGACCGTGCTCCATTTGAAAATTGTCCGGTCATAGCATTTCTTGCACACAATCGTTTTATCACATACGGCTATACCGGAGCACAGGTAGAACAAGAATTGTATTGCCCAATTGACACAGGTAGCATAATTGTTGATCCATGGAGAAAGTTTCCGTTAAATAATACTAATTTCAATGTCATACACTATGGTAACACACGAATCATTTAAACTTTTTAAATTCTGGGACGAAGAATATAAAACTCTCAATTATGTAAAAGAAAAATTTAACGATCCTGCAACAGAAATTGTTTGGACAGATGCTGGTTTTAGAGGACCATTTGGTGGTTACATGTGTGACATGAGATCTCCTCAACCCAGCTGGAATAGTAAATTTATAGATTTTTTTGAACGATATGAACACTGGAAGGACATTGGTACATCTTATTATCGAATGGATCCAGGAAGCAGTTTACCAAATCACCGTGACACATATCGCAAATACATACAAATACACAATTTACAAGGTCGAGAACATTCTATTAGACGTGCTGTAATTTTCTTAGAAGATAGGAAACCAGGACACTTTGCTGAATGTCAAAACACAGGCTATGCAGAATGGTCGGCCGGCTTTACACTGATATGGCCGTGGGACGCTGAACACAGCGCATTTAATATGGGTTTTGAACCCAGATACACATTACAGATTACAGGACACCTTTGATCAACAGTTGTAACGAATGGGATCCACTACGCGAAGTTGTGGTAGGCACAGCAGATTTTGCCAATTGGCCAATCAACGATCCTGTGTTTTTTCAAGAATCTAAAAAAACAACCTGGAGTTTGTCGCCGGTGCCAAGCGGACCAGTTCCTGATTGGATAATTGATGAAGCCAACGAAGATTTAGACATTTTGGCGTCTACTCTTGAAAGCTTGGATGTTGTTGTGCATAGGCCAAGATTTTTGAACTTTCAAAAGTTAGATGGCATGTACAATTACTGTCCTAGAGATCGCTTGCTGATATATGGTGACGCTGTGGTGGATCCGGCCATGATGTACCCCTGCAGAGATTTAGAAATAGCTGCACTAGATTTTGTAATCTATCGTGCTGATACAGTTCATCAAATGCCGCGCGATTCAGGCATGATATTGGATGCTGCTAATGTGCTAAGGCTTAATGATACCCTGTTATTTTTAGAAAGCAGCAGCGGAAATAGGGAGGCTGCAAAATGGTTGAGTCAAAAATTTCCTGAAGCCAACGTAGAAGTTTGTAATTTTTATTCTGGTGTGCATATAGACAGCACAATTGTGCCTGTGCGTGAAGGGCTAGTGCTTGTGAATGCCAGTAGGGTGAATAAAGATAATTTACCCAAAGTATTCAAAAATTGGGAAGTGGTCTGGATCGATCAAGTTGTAGAACAAAGCTTTTATCAATATCCCTATGCCAGTAAATGGATAGCACTTAACATGCTGGCCGTTGATCCTTATACTGTGGTTGTAGATAAAAAACAAACGAGGCTAATTAAAATTTTAGAAAAACAATATAATTTTACAGTAATACCATTAGAATTAAGGCATAGTCGCACCTTAGGCGGCGGTTTTCACTGTGTTACACTAGACTTAGTACGTGAAACTCAATAAATAACTAACAATAAAAAAATAAAAAAGGTTATCATGAGTTTTGAAAGTTATACAGATTGTTTATTGCGAGCTTTTATTTTACACAATAAATCAAACGAAGTTTTAAAACGTAAAAAAGACATAATCGACGAAGTTGCTGTGTTTCATAACTACAGTCCTACCAGTGTTCTATACCTGGGATTTAATCCTGTTATATTAGTGGATCAGACCAAGGAAATCTATGTCACTGAAATATCTGAATCGGCTAGAACGTATCTCGCCGACTCTGGGGTAAGATTCACCTACATTCCAAGAGAAAAACTGTTTAACGGTAAAAACAAATTTGATAGTATTATAGCCCTGGACGAATACTTTACCTTTGCAGTCAGTGACAATGATCAAAAAAACAAGGTCACTGAAATTTGCCAGTTAGCAGTGGAATACGTAATTACTACCTGCAAGGACTACAAAAATCAAGACTTCAAAGATAGAGAATTTTCAGTGCCGGCCCTAATTAAAAACGCCAAATCTGATAACGTGTTCTTGGAATATCACAATCATGATTTGCAAGACAGAAATAGTTGGCATACCAATGTTTATCAAATAAGTAATAATGTATTAGATTACAATGGACCGTATGCTAGAAGAGCTTTATATTTCAAACAGCTGGCCAAATTCAGTCATGACGCCGGAGCAGTAGGTTTTAATGTGCATAAAAACTTAATGTACAAAAGTTTAATCAAGAAAAATTACGAACACGTAATTAGTATTCGATTTGATAATGGATCTTAAC